ACCACATAAATCAGGAAATAATGTTGCATACATTAAAAAGGGTGATATTCAAAGTTATCTTTACAACATTACAAATAAACAGGGTCAAAAAGAACTTGCAATCAATATTGAAAAATTATTAAATGATTTGGGATTTACAAATGGTATTCTTAAAGTTAATATAAATTTTGTAAAACAAAAAGTAGGTAGTGAAAATGAATTAACAAGAGTTTGGATACAAGAAGTTTCACCATCTAGAAATGAAATAAGAATTTTACCTTTAAAAACTAAAGATTCTAATATCAATTCAATAACTACTACACAATTTAAAAATCTTAAAAGTTTAAATAAAGATTTTTTATATTATAAAACTTCTATATTAGATTCTTTAAATGCATATGAAAATTCTTTTTTAAATAAAATAGATTCATACTTAGAAACTAAATTTGGTAAAGATTTTTTTGCAATTTTAAGAAAAGACTTTGGATTAACTAAATTTGATACTTTTAGAACAAAAATATTTGAAGATTTTAAATTATCCGTGCAATATTATTTAACTAACAAATATTATAATGTTGGTGAATCTACTTTTGGAAAACAATCTGAAACTAGATTTGATGATTTTGAAGTTTATGATTATAATGTGATGTTGTCTGAAATTCAAAAGATTTTAAATAATTGTATTGATAACAATTCCAAAGTATTGAAAAGAAGAAGTGTTGAAACAAAACAATTACCAAAAGAATTTGCAATAACTGAATTGCAAAAACAAGTACAAAATAATTTAGAATCGTTTTCAACATTTACAGAAACTAAAGTAAATGTTTATTCACCGACGGGAGAAGTTACGGTATTTGATGATTCTAATTTGGGAATAAAATATCCGGCAAAAGGTACATTACTTTCAACATTGTGTAAAGGATATGACCAATATGGAAAATATGCAGATGGTAGTGGTGGTTCATATGAATCATTGATTGAATTAAATTCTTCAAATTGTGGATATACACCCCCACCTCCTCCACCGGATGAAGGTGGTGGTGGAACTGGTGGCGGTGGAACCGGCGGTGGCGGAGGAGGTTATACTGGTGGAGGTGGCCCGGATGATGGTAGAGAAAGAACGGATGGTGGATTGGGTAGAGTGGAAAATATTAGATAATAAAATATTTATAAAAAAACAATAAATGGTAGAAAGTACAGAAGATATAGGATTAGAATATGGTGGTATAAACACCGGTGGTGAGGTTGGATTTGTCCCACTTCCACCGGTTGAAGGTACGGCCGATGAACCATTGACTGCAGATTATTTAGTTAATTATGAGATTGTATTTGCATCTAATTTTCAAAATGAAATTGGTGATTTATTAAAATTAAAATATGAGATAGTTTCTGGTGATACTAGTATATCTACCGATACCATAAGTTTAGCTGATTATAATACAGATGGTAAAAATACATTAAAATCAAATCTTACAAATTCAACTTTACGAATTTATGTAGAAGGAACACTTCCGAGTAATTATAAAATTTTAAAAATATTTTATGCAAATAGACAAGTTGCAGAAAAAAATTCAAAAGATGTTTCAAAGTGGACAGTTGGTGAAAAATTCATATCAATACCAGCTACTGAATTATTAACAGGTGGATTTGCTGTATCGGTTGTAATGGAAAAAAGAATACTATCCGAACAACCAATAGTATCTATTACAAGTACAAAATATGATTATAATGTAAAAGATTCTGATTTAGATACGATAGTTAATATACCATTTAATTCATCTAATACGGATTTTGTTGATTTTTATTTAAATACAAATAGTAAAATAAGAGTTCCTGCAACTAAGGGATTTATTGACTTATCATTCAAAAAAGATTTTGCAGGAGTATATGGTAGTAAAAAACTAATAGTAGTCCCATATAGTGATGCATATGGTACAGGAAACAAAATAGACATTATTGTTAATTTTAATAGTGTAAATGATTTTCCATCAATTACTCAAATTATATTTCCTGATGTTATAGACATTCCTTCGTTTTCGGATTTTAATTTGGAATATGATGTAGAATGGAACTCATTTGCAGTTTCTTCGGTTGATATTGATTTAATAGCAACGGACAAAAGTAGAATTCAATTATTTAAATCATTACCTGCAAATGGTAAAGTTAAAATAAATTTAAAAGATTTAACTACTAAATTTCCAACATGGGCTGGTAGTGATAATGTAACATTTATTTTAAAACCATATAATAGAAGTGGTGCAGTTGAATTAGTTGGAAATGAATATGAAATAAAAACATCATTATTATTATCAAGTATACAATTGGATGAGAGTATAATTAAAAAAACTTTATTTGATGCATTTGTTGAAAATTTAAAATTCACAGAGCCAGAAAAAGAAAGTAAATATTTAACACATCTTGCAAACTTTGGTAATGATGAACAAATAATAGTTTCATCATGGGAAGAAGATAATTTTACACTATCCGATAAGGGGGAAGATAATTTAGGAAATACGATTGTTACTAGAGAAGTTGAGTCTTTGATATTGAAATTGTATTCACCTCTTCCTGCAAGTATAACAGAAAATTCAACTCTTTGGATTACTAAATTATTAACAAATCCATTAATTGAGACAGTTGTCCTATCTCAACAAGATGGAATAAATTGTCCACCAATAAAGGGGCCAAATTTTAGTGTAGATGTTGATTTTGTTGTAGGAAAATCTACGGGATATGAATCATTGGATGACTTAATATTAAATGCATCAATATCATCATCTTCTAATTTAATAGGAGAATATTTAAGTTCTTCATTGGTTAATACAGATGATTTAAATATACAATATTCAAATGATTCCGAATACATTTGGGATAATTTTGTACACTTTAGTTCCGCAAAGGAAAGAGTTGACAATTTTGTGTATAAAGTTCAATTAATTGAAGTCTATGAAAATTCCATAGAAAATGCACAAACTTCATCTTGGTCTAATACGTTACAATCAACAAAAGAAATAGAAAGACAAAGAATTAAAAAAGAACAATTAATACAAGGATTTGATGGATTTGAAAAGTTTTTATATACATCATCATCAATGTCTTGGCCGTATAGTGGTAATATTAAACTAAATTCAACGAATGTGATTGTTGAAAATTGGTATGATAATATAATAGAACTTGCAGAAATATATGATATTAACAATCCAAATTATGTATTAAATAATATACCACAATATATTGTAAATAATACAGAAAACCAAAGTTTATTATTATTTTTCTCAATGATAGGTCAACACTTTGACAACATTTATTACTATACAAAATCAATTGAAAAAAGTAGAGGATTGGGTTATAAATCAACAAACGGAATATCCGATAAATTATTATTTGATGTATTGAAATCGTTTGATTGGGATGCTAAAAATCTTTCATCGGATTCACAACTTTGGAATTATGTTTTTGGTATGGACTCTGATGGAAATGTTAAGGAATCAAAACCTGCAAAGAAAAGAACATACGAAATTTGGAGAAGAATTATAAACAACTTGCCTTATTTATTAAAACACAAAGGTACTAGAAGAGGAGTTTATGCAATAATGAGTTGTTATGGAATTCCATCATCAAATCTTTCAATTTTAGAGTTTGGAGGTCCTGAAGTAACAACTACAAATAAAAGTAAATTTGAATTTGACAACATAACTACTGCATTAAAAATGGTTAGTGGTTCATATGTTCAATTAAATTGGCAAAATACAGAAAAAAATAGAAAACCAGATACAATTGAATTATTTATAAAACCAGCATATAGTGGTGACTTTACTTTAATATCTGGAAGTAATTGGAATGTTAAATTAAGTGGTTCAGCTGATTCTAATTTTGGTAATGTGATTCTTAATATTGCATCACAATCTATATCATCAAGTTTATTACCTATTTTTAACGATTCATTTTTTGGTGTTGAAATTAGTAGATTAACCGGAAGTGGTAGTGATGTTACTATGTCTTTAAATTTAAGACAGGCGGATAAAGAAAGAACCATATTTCAATCAACATCCATTTTACCATTAACATCTTCAAATTGGGAAAGTGGTTCTACAATTATATTAGGTGGAAATTATACGGGTAGTGTTGATGAATTCCGTTTATGGTCTACTCCGTTGGATAAAGAAAGATTCTTTGAACACGTTTCTTTTCCAGAAATGATTAACGGAAATCACACATCTGCATCTACCGATGATTTGTATTTTAGATTGGATTTTGAATATCCTAAAGATTTGTCAACATATACAACTTTGCCAAATGTGGATACAAACATATATTTTGAAAGTGGATTGACTAGAAATGACTATGAAACTGGAACAACATCATCATTATATTCAATGAACACACAACCATTATTATCGGCTTCGGTAGTTGGATTTACTTCGGTAACATCTTATCCATATCAGTTTGAAGCAATAGATAGAACAGTTATATTAGAAATACCGGATGTAGGTTCTACAAGATATTCTACAAATAAAGTTAGATTTGAATCACAAACATTAGTATCCGATTTATCATATAAAAGTAGAGCAACTACAAAAGCTTTTGACCAATCACCTACTGATTCAAATAGAGTTGGTTTATTCTTCTCTCCTACAAAAGAGTTGAATATTGATATTGCAAAATCTTTGGGTGGGATAAATTTGGACAATTATATAGGAGACCCATCGGATAGATATAGGTCAAATTATAAGAGATTAGACGAATTGAGACATTATTATTTCCAAAGATATGATAATAGAGACATTTATGCATATATCAACTTAATCAAACTATATGAGAAATCCATGTTTGAAGATATTAAGAAAATGTTACCCGCTAGAGTTAAAGCAACTACTGGTTTATTAATTGAACCACATATTTTAGAAAGAAGTAAAATTGCACAAAAGAAACCAACAGGTGACGAATATCAACAAGATGTAACTATACATTATCAAGATACAACTATATTGAGTGCCGATAACGCACAATACGAAAGTATAGTAGATGCAAATCTTTCTGAGAACTTAATTGCTGAAAACAATCAATACGAAAGTATAGTAGATGCAAATCTTTCTGAGAACTTAATTGCTGATTCATATCAATATGATGGTTTAATTGACAATAACGATACTACCATTGCGATTGCCGAATCATATCAACAAAATGTAACAATAGATGCTGGATTAGATGAACCAACGATTACAACTGAAATTGATTTGGGTATAGAAACATATGGTCAAACGGCATATGAAACAATTGGATTTGGTATTTATGCACAACAAGGAAATGCAATTAGAACTTATTTTGATAAAAACAATAGAAGGGTAAAAGAAAGAATTAGAGTCCAATTGATTACACAGGAAAAGCAAAGAATGATAACCAAATTTGCAGTAACAGCGTCTGCAACTGGATTAGGAGACCCACGTGGTGGATACGTTTCTGCTATTCAAACATATAATGAAACCTATTTAAACACTCAACCATTTAGTGGTTCTACAGTTCCTACTATACAAGGTAATATAATTGCAGTAAAACCTGTAAACGGGTATTTACCAACACATTATAGAAATACATCGGATTTAACACGAGGATTAGAAAATAGTTTCTTTAGAGGTTCAAAAAATACTGCAGCAACTACTTTGGATGGAACACCACCGGTGGAGACATTTGTATCTAATCCAAATACATTAACGGTAAATAGAACAGGTAGAAATACTTCTGAACCAATTTTGGAAGTAGAATAACGGAATTTTAAAAAAATTATATTTATAAACAAAGATAATATTATACTATGGGATATTTAAGTAACACAGAATTAACTGTTGACGCAATTCTTACCAAAAAAGGTAGAGAAAAATTAGCTGCTGGTCAAGGTTTAAACATCACTCAATTTGCATTAGCAGATGATGAGATTGATTACACACTTTACGAACCTGCACATCCATTGGGAACACCTTCTTACGATTCGGCAATTAAAAATATGCCTGTGTTGGAAGCTAACCCTGATGAGACTCAAGTAATGAAGTATAAGTTAGTAACTTTACCAAAAAACACAACTAGAATTCCTATTGTTGAACTTGGTCAAGTTCCAAGTGGGTTAACTCAAAGAAGTGGTGAAATTACTTTAACTCCAACTACATCTGGTGGGGGAAATAGAAGTTTAGGATATACCGTTATATTGGCAAATAAAAATGCAGGTGATATTATCGGTGAAGGTGTAACATCAGAAATTGGTTCGGTTCCATTATTTATCGGAGACGATGTATCGGCAACTGCAGCAATTGCAAAAGGAATCACATTTAAATTTATTCCAAACCCATCATTAACTTCAACTATCAGAACTACAATTACAGTTTATGGTAACGAAACGGGTGGTTCACAAACAATTCCAGTAACAGTAACTTACGTTCAATAATAAAATACTATGGCAGTAATAAGAGACAATAGAGGAGCCCTTTTAGCAAGTAATATATCAAATTACTTAGCAGGTGCAGCAAACACCGCAGGTACTCCAGTAGATACTAACGAATTAGTTAGAATCGTAAACCAATTTTTAGGAACTGGTGAACAAATCAGTTCAGATATCACTACAATCACAAATGGTATCTACAAAAAATTTGGTGCAATTGATAAAGTAACTAATAGAACCGAAATTGTAACTTCTGGAATATGGAGTGGTGATACGGGTTCTCTTGGAGTATTTTTCACATCATCGGCACAACAATCTGATGTTAGTGGTAAATATTATTTAGATGTTTATAATCTTACAACAACATCCGATGCAGCAGAAGTTCAATTCTCAATTGCATATGGTGACGTAAATGGATATGGTGCACCAACAGTACAACAGACCGAAACATCAAATTTACCAACAAAGGCCACTTATAATCAATTTAAGAATGTTTTATTGGATAGTTCTGATGCATTCTTTAGTGTTTATACTGGTTCAATTGCGGGTGGCCACAATTTGCAAAACTTCTACGCAATCAATGTAAATAGAGCTAGATACAAAGAAAGATTAGACCCAGGTAATTTTTCAATAGAATTATCAGGTTCAGTAGGTTCTTTAACACTTATTGATGATAGTGGTGGTTCTGATGAAAATGTAACAACTGCAGGTAGAGTTTATAATGTAGTAGAAGGAACATTAAATATTGGTTCTGCATTAACGTCAAGTATTACATCTTATTCGGATTCAACTTCTGGACAAGGATATGGTTTATTCTATCCTGATATGGGAATTATATTATTAAACCCAACAGCGTTGAAGAATAAAGTTGATACAAAATTAGCACCGGCTAATTCATCTATACCAAATATTTATCACCAAAATAATGGTGCAAATTCTGGTTCAGTTGCATTATTAAATTCAATTGCAGGTGGTGGTGATTTTCAAATGAGAAGAACTGAGAATGTTTCTACATCTCATTACTTTGTAAGAGCAAACAATAGAGAATTCAATTTCTCAAACAACCCAACTTTCGTAACTGGTCAAGTTGGTCAATTTGTTCAACCATTGTTTGAAAGAGACCCTAAAGTATACATTACAAGTGTTGGTCTTTATGATGATGCAAATGAATTATTAGCGGTAGCTAAAGTTTCTAGACCAATTGAGAAATCATTTGATAAGGAAATTGCTATTAAAGTTAAATTAGACTTCTAATCGGAGAATAAAATAAAATCTAACGGCCCACCTTAATTTGGTGGGTTTTTAGTTTTAAGATATTTATTAGTGATATGTTAAAAAGAATACCAAAGTCGGATATTAGTATTAGGCCTTTTAAAGCTTACAAAGAATGGGATAAGGCTTCAGCTGGAGTTACATTATTAGAGGCCGTTGATGGTGATTATACATCAAATGATGCAAATACAATTACTACTGGATTATTGAGTGGATCGGTATATAATAAATATTCTGTATTTGGTCAGTTACGTGCTCAATTTTATAATGGAAAGGAAAGTGATCCATTTTATAGATTAGGTAGTAAAACTAATATATACGATGAAACAAACCCAGAAAGATTTTTAAGTGGTTCTGCAAAAGTAATATCAATACCACAAAATTGTATTGGTGATGGTATTAAAAGGGGTTCCGTATTATTAAACGATTCTGGAACATATTATATAGACGATAAGTATAGTAATTTGGTATTGAGTGGAAGTAATAATAGGATTGGAAATGTATTCTATAATCAGGGGTTGATTGTTATTACGAGTGGTTCTAATTCAAAACTAACAGGAGCATGGGATATAGAATATAAATCAACAGAAACAATTTATGAACATGAATATCTTTTAATTGTAAATGAAGATGAATTCAATGTATCACAAAATCCAACTGCAGTAATAGAAGTTGGTAGAGAAACGCAACGATATATAACTTCCGATGGTAAAACTATGAGTGTTATTACAAATACTGGAGTTAAATATATTCGTAAAAAATCAATATTAGAAAATGGTGATATATTGGATTACCGATACACATCATCGGTTAATCAAAATGTATTTGCAGGGTTTGAACATTATGAGTTAAGTAGTTCGGTAGATAGTACTGGTTCATTCTTAGCACCATTCATTACAACAATTGGTTTATATGACGATAATTGTGATTTAGTTGCAGTTGCGAAACTTCCACAACCAATTAAGTCCGAACCGGATATTCCTGTAAACTTTATTATCCGTTTTGATACATAATTTATATTTATAAGTAAAATAAAACAATATGTCTAAAATATTAGAATTATACAAAGCACAACAATCGGCATTAGGTGTTGATAAATTAGGATTTGACGCAGGTGTTGCGGCAAAAACTCCATATACTACAAACGATTTGAAAAAGGTAGATGAACAAGTTTTAACTGCCGATAAATTCAAAACAGGTAGAGGTGGTGAAAAGAATTTTGCCAAATACTCAGATTCGGTGAAAAAATAAAAGAATTTAATGGCAAAAAAAGTTACAAAAAATAGTAGTCCTAAATGGGTTGCTAAAAAATATGGATTTAAGTCTGGTTTAGAAGAAACCATATCTCAACAAATAGAATCTCAAGGAATTAAAGTAGAGTATGAAACTGAAAAGGTTCCATACATAATTCCTGCATCAAATCACACATATAGTCCTGACTTCAAATTGCCAAATGGTATTAGAGTAGAGACAAAAGGTAGGTTTGTAGCCGCAGATAGAAAAAAGCACCTATTGGTTAAAGAACATAACCCACATTTGGACATTCGTTTCGTATTTTCCAATTCAAAGAACAAAATCAGCAAAAAGTCTAAAACGACCTATGGGGATTGGTGTGAAAAGAATGGATATAAGTATGCAGACAAAATCATCCCAAATGAGTGGTTTTTAGAGGAAAATAGACCGTAAAATATTTGGTAATATCAAATATTTGTCGTATATTTAAAGGGTGTTGAAGCAAAATGATAAGAATATAGTCGTATCTACCCTAACTGGCGTTTTAGGTAGTTATCTCAATCTGAAAGGAAATGAGTTAGCATTTTACTGTCCTTTCTGCAATCACCACAAACAAAAACTACAAGTTAATACGGAAACCCAAAAGTGGCATTGTTGGACTTGCAATAGTGGTGGTAAGAAATTGACCTCATTATTAAAAAAGTTAGATGTTGATAGAAAGATTATTTCGGTTATTAGAGAGATATACGGAGATAGCAATTATAACCCACTTTTAGAGGATGCCGATACAAAGGTGTTCATTTCCTTACCAAAAGAATTTATATCACTTAGTGAGACTCCCAAAGGGTTTAATCCAGAATATAAACATGCAATACATTACCTTACTCAAAGAGGTATTACTGAAAAGGACATAATCAAATATAACATAGGATATTGTAAAGAAGGATTATATGGACAAAGAGTAATTATACCATCATACAATTCCGATGGTTCATTAAATTACTTCGTTTCTCGTTCGTATTATCCGGACAACAAAATGAAATACAAAAATCCTCCAATCAGTAAAAATGTGATATGTTTTGATTCTCAAGTTAATTGGAATGAACCGATTATACTTTGTGAGGGTGTATTTGATGCAATCACAATTAAAAGAAATGCAATTCCATTATTAGGTAAGTTTCCATCCAGAACATTGGTGGAGAAAATCTTTATGAGTGGAATTACTGACATTATTATTTCATTGGATAACGATGCTATCAACGAAGCACTTAAAGCAGCTGAGTATTTTAGAAAGCAAGGTATCCATGTAAAGATGATGTATATGAAAGATAAAGATGCTTCCGAAATTGGTTATGAAAAGTTTTATGAAGAACTAAAAAAAACTAAAGAATTTTCATCGGAAGAACTATTGTTAAATAAAATAAATTCATTATGAGTTTAAAGAAAATTTATCATATTGCGGACGTTCATATCCGTAATGTGAAAAGACACAAAGAGTATAGACAGGTATTTGAATTGATGTTTGAGGAAATCCGTAAAAGAGGAACCGAAGATGCAATTATATATTTAGCAGGTGATATTGCACATGCGAAGTTGGAAATGTCACCAGAATTAGTCAACGAAATAAGTTGGTTATTCAAAGAATGTGCTAAAACTTGTCCTACAATTCTTATTACCGGAAATCACGATTGTAATATGAACAATATGGATAGAATGGATGTTCTTACTCCTATTGTAGATGCATTAGAATTGAAAAACTTTCATTACTTAAAAGATACACAAGTATTTTCTATTGGTGGTGTTGATTTTTCAGTATTTTCAATTTTAGATAATAAAGACAATTGGATTACTGCCGATAAATTGGTTGGTAATAAAAAGATTGCATTATTCCACGGACCTGTTGATAATTCACAAACTGATATTGGATATGTTGTAAGTAGTAGACATTTTACAACTGATATATTTGATGGTTTTGATTTAGCCTTATTAGGTGATATTCATAAGCGTCAGGAGATGATTTCTCCAAAAGGTTGTAAGGTAGTTTATGCAGGTTCATTGGTTCAACAAAACTTTGGTGAAACATTGGGTAGACATGGTTTTTTAGCATGGGATTTGGACACAATGACTTACGAAGAAATTGACTTACAAAATGATTATGGTTATTATACAATGGATATTGACAATGGTAAAGTTCCAGTTGTAAATGATATGCCAAAACATCCTCGTTTAAGAGTGAGATTGTCAAATACCGATACTGCCGATACTAAAAAGGTAATTGCAGAAATCAAAATGAAATATGGTGTTGAGGACTTTACAATTATTAGAACGGACTCATTATCAAAGAAGAAAACAGGAGATAGACAAAATAAATTAGACTTTGAAGATATTTCCGACATCAATTATCAAAACTCTTTAATAAATGAGTATGTAGAAAGAATGATGCCATTTGTTGATAAGAAAGATTTGGCAGAATTAGAAAATATTAACAGAGATGTAAATAGTAGAATTGTACATGAAGATACTTTACGAAACATTATGTGGAAACCAATTAGATTTGAGTTTTCTAATATGTTTAGTTATGGTGAAGATAATAAAATTGACTTTAATAAGTTAAATGGATTGATGGGATTGTTTGCACCAAACGCACAAGGTAAGTCATCTATATTTGATGCTATTTCATTTTGTCTTTATGATAAAAGTAGTAGAGCATTTAAAGCAGCTAATATCCTAAACAATCGTAAGACTGATTTTAGATGTTATTTGAATTTCCAAGTTAATGGTGTAGATTACTTTATTGAAAGAACTGCAAAAACAATTAACAAAGGTAAGAATGTAAAAGTTGATGTAAGCTTTTGGTATGTTGATGGTGATGAAAAGATATCTTTGAACGGAACCGAAAGGAGAGATACAAATCAAGTCATTGAACAATATGTTGGTAAGTATGAAGATTTCGTATTGACTACATTATCTTTACAAGGTAATAACTCTATATTCATTGATAAGTCACAAAGTGAAAGGAAAGACTTACTTGCTCAATTTATGGGATTAAATGTTTTTGATAAATTATACGAAACTGCAACCGAAGATATTAAAGAAGTTTCGGTCTTAATTAAGAACTTTAAGAAAACTGATTTTACAACTGAACTTGCTGATAAAGCAAATGAGTTGAAAGATAAGAAAGGTGAATTAAAAGAATTTGAGAAAGAATTGGCTAAGTTGAATGGTAATAAGGATGGGTTAGATGGTATTATATTGGAATTAAGTAGAAACCTTACTCCAATTGACTCTAATTTGGACTTACCTAAATTGGAAGAAAAAAGAAAGGGTTTGGGTGAAGATATTCAAAACAATACAACTTTAATTGGGACAAAAGAAACATTCATTAAAATATTAGAAGGAAAAATTGAAGAAATTTCACAATCAATAGATGAAAAGAAACAATCAAATGGTATTGATATAGAAATTGTCTATTCAAACTATCAACGAGAACAAAAATCTTTAATTGAAGCTACTAAAGTATATGACACTGCAAAAGTGTATTTAAGGGGTGCAGAAGAAAAGATTAAACATTTGGATAAACATGAATATGACCCAAATTGTAAATTTTGTTGTGATAACACATTTGTAAAAGATGCAATGAAGTCAAAAGAAGCATTGCCTCAATTACAAGAAATAGTTAAACAAGCAATGATTGATTGTGTTGGTATTCAACAAACCATAGATACGATGGAAGGTGTTGAGGAACAATATAATGAATTGACCGACTTAAAAATAAAACTTGGACAATCCAAAGGTATCTTAAAAACGGCAGAGGCCGAATTGAAGGGGTTGGAAACAAAAGAAGAATTATTACAAACTCAATTAGATAAAGTTGAAGAAGATATTGAGAAGTATTTTGAAAACGAAGAAACAATTGAAAGCAATAAAGAGTTAGAAAAACAAATCAAAGAATTAGAGGTAGAGAAACATAAAATTGAGTTGGATATTAAAGATATCAGTAAACAGATAGCTACTACAAATGGTTCTATTTCATCATTACAGACCTATATAGAGGGTATAAAGCAGAAGATGAGTGATGTTAAGGACTTAGAAGAAAAGAACCGATTATACACCTATTATTTAGATGCTGTGAAGAGAGATGGTATTCCTTATGAGTTAATTAGTAAAGCACTTCCAGTAATTGAAAATGAAATCAATAATATTCTTGCACAAGTTGTAGACTTTGGTGTGACAATGGAAATGGATGGTAAATCAATCAATGCAAAAATAGTTTACGAAGACCAAGAATGGCCTTTGGAGATGTGTAGTGGTATGGAGAAGTTTGTAAGTGGATTGGCTATTAGAGTTGCACTTATTAATGTATGTAACCTACCTCGTCCAAACTTCTTAGTAGTGGATGAAGGATTTGGCACATTGGACGCAGACAATTTATCATCTTTATTTATGATGATGCAATATCTTAAAACACAATTTGATTTTATATGGATGATTTCTCACTTAGAACAAATGAGAGATATCGTAGATGGATTGATTGAAATAAAAAAAGAAAATGGATTTAGTAAGATTGATTTCTAAGAACCACCTTATCAGACTTCAACACACTAGATTGTGGTTTTGAGACACCAATGTGTTTCTTAATTAGATTTTCAACTAGACTGCCCATTTTAAACCCGTGTTCTTCACAATATTCTTTGAGAAGTTCATGGGTTTCTTTTTTAATTTGTAACATTGCGTATTTCATAACTTATTTAGTTTTCTTTAGTTTTTTAAAGACTTTATTAGTTTTCTTTATATAAATATCGGATAATATTTTTTTTAAAGATATTTATAGAAAAGATTTAAATGGCCATCATAAAGAAAACTTTATTTCCAAAGAATTTAGAAAATTTTGCAGTATTAGTAAATGATACTCAAGTTGATAGTAAATATTTCAAAATAACTGAATTACCCAATACATTTACAGGAGGAAAAAATGCATTCTTAATTGCAGGTTCACAATATTTAGTTCCAGACACTAAAATACAAATTGAATTAAAGGATTCTGCAGGGAATATTATTTACCATGAACCAGGTGAAGGTTTAATTTCATCATCATTAAATGGTGAATCATTTGTTACGGAATATTATGAGGGTGTTTCCAAAGTAGTTGCAGTATATGTTTATCCTGATACTGCTTATGGCCCATGTACACTTACAATATTGGGTGAACTGAGTGAATATCAAGACGCAAATAATGTTACACTTCCTGTTCCTTTAGATTGGGAAAATAAATATAATGTAAAGTGGCAAAAACAAATTGATGTAAATCCATCTCTTGCAAATACTACTAAGATTAGATTTTATAAAAGGCCTACCGTAAGTATTACTGAATTGTTAGAACCAATTTATAGAATAGATAGTGGTTCAAAAGTAAATTCAGGAGTAAGTCAATCATTTGCAGATATTAAGTTATCAAATTTAGAAACATTTGCAGGAGATGTAAAAAGAGTAAGAGTATTTAGAACTTCATTGGGTGACATATCCGATTATAGTTTGATACAAGATATATTGGTTGAATCAAAGGAATTATTGACCACATTTGGATTATCAGGAAGTGTTATAGGAAATACAGGAACATTTACGGCAGAAACTCTTAAAAATTATTGGAATACCGGTTCATTAAATACACAATTATCAAATAGTAGAATTGATAGTGGTATAAAGATGACTGGTAGTGGAGAATTAACATATACCTCATCTTTGGATATAAGAAGTACAAATACATATGAATTAAATTTAGATGCATTTTATTCTTCATCAACTTCTAGTAATTTGGGAATATATTTAAGTTATGTTTCTCAGTCCACAACATTTACAAGTAGTCTTGCAACATTGGTAGGAACACAACCAACTAAAAATTTATTAGATACTGTAATACCATTTAAAATAAGTAGAGATTATCCATCTGCAAGTTTATATTTTTCTCAATCACAGGGAGAATGGCATTTAGGAAATATTAGTTTAAAATTATCCGAAGATACTGCATTTTCACCTGATGAGGTTTCCTTTATAACTCCAATGCCTACGGTAATTGGTAATGAAGATTTTAATTTTAAGTTTGAATTTTTTGATGTTAATAATAATTATGTACCCGTATTTGTTACACAAAGTGCAAATTTTACAGGAGGTAATTTAAATAGAGTATCAAAGACATTAACATTTGATTCCGATAGAAATGCATTTAGATTTTCTACCGGTTCAATTGGTAACCCGAGATTTCAACAAATTGCATTTACAGTTGGAAGGACAAATTTAACAGGTTCGGTAACATACGGACGTTCAGTTTATGACTTAACGGGAAGTTATATTGATCCATCTGTTTATACTTCAGCTCCAGGCGGCCCATACCCATATCCAGGAGAACCTACAAATCCAAATGAAAACGGATTCATTGCACATATAGATGAATTTACTGGAAGTCTTGCAAATATAACGATTGGGTCAATTACATATACTGCATCATGTGAAGAATTACATCAACATGAAACAATTTATAGATTTGAAGATGGTGATAATGCACCTGGTGTTTTTGTAACTGCAAATACAAATCAATTTATTTATAAGGCAACCGATTTATCATTAAACCCAACGGGACAAGTTATTACAATAGAAGCTAAACGTAAAAATTTAGCATCTGCAGACACTCCATTAACAATAAATTCAGGAAGTGGTAAACCACCATTGACATATGTTTCTACAAATACCACAAATGGTGTAGATACTTATACAATATCTGGAATTTCATATCCATATTCAACCGGTGAAACAATTTATTCTATATCTGGTTCTGATCAATTTGGAAATGTATTTTCAGATGCAATTAAAATAAGTCCTGTAAAAATATTAGATGGATTATCCGTATCGTTGACAAATGATAATGCATCACTACCGGCACGTTCTACTGGATTTGTAGAGAGTGGTTCTTTTGTGTTGAGTAGTGGTTCGGTTAGTGTTAAGGTTGGTAATGAAGTTATAACACATAGTAACGGATTATCTGCAAATAATAGATTTGATGTTGTATCGGCGATAGCAACAAATGTTCAGACCGGTTCATTAAATTATTCAACAACTGATTATTTTATATCAAGATTAGACGCTGATAGTGGTTCTTTAAATTTGACTATAAGATATAAGGATGGGGCGGGTGATACATCCGATACAACAAAATTAGTAACATATACTAAAAATAAAAGAGGTGCACCAATCTTGCAAATATCATCAACACCAAAAGACCAAACGGTAACCGCAAAATCAACAGGTGAACAAATAGATACATTTTCAAATGTAACTGTATTAGTAAAAGAAACTTATAATGGTGTTACATCAAATTTAACAATAACATCTTTAACTGCAACGTCTTCAGATATTACAAGTATATTAACAACTCCGTCAACAGGTTTAATTACTTTAAATGGAAAAACTTTAGCAAATGGAGTAAATTCAACAACGGTAAGTATTAGTGCAGTAGTTACGGATTCAGAAGGTATAAGTAGAACTATAACGGATACATTGGCATTGTCAAAAACTAAAAAGGCAGTTCCAAATGTGGTTATATCTGCAACTCCACAAGCACAATCAGTATTGGCGAATTCTGCAGGTGTACAAACAGCAGCACTGACAAATGTGACGGTAACCGCGTTGGAAGGTAGTACTAGTAGATTCACATCAATGGCAATAGCCTCATCTACTGGATTCTCAGCTGCACCAACGATTAATGGTAATATCCTAACAATGATAAGTGCGGTTATGAATGCAGCAGAAGCTTCTGTGACATTAACTGTAACACATACCGATAGTGAGGGTACTACGGGTCAAACCCAAACAATTGTAATAAGATCAACAAAAGTAAGTGTTGGTGCAAATGGAGATCCAGGAGCAACAGGTGGAAATGGTCCTGGTGTGGTATTTAGAGGTCCGTGGAGTTCCACAACGACATATTTTGATACGGATGATTTTCCTACACGTAGAGATGCGGTTTTGTATGAAGGAGTTTATTATGCAACAAAAACAAATGCAACTACAAACTTAAATAAACAACCGAATACTCAAACTACATTTTGGGAATCTTTGGGAACCGATTCTTATTTCGTTGCTGCAGAGATTGCAATATTTAGAGAATCATTTGTAAAACAAACTATAAATGTTGGTACAAATACTTCAGGTAATGCAAACATAACTATATACGGAAATGATACCTCTCCATATATTTCAATTGGACAAGCAACTAAAGGATATGATAATTTAGGTGCTTTTATAGGTAGTAATGGTACTACTGGTAGATTATCTTTAAAATCTGCTACAAATTCATTAAAATGGGATGGTTCTACATTGGATATAACTGGAAACATTAATATAGCCGGAGGTACTGCCGCAACTCAAATTACAGACGCTGCAGCATCTGGGTCAGTTGCATGTGCAGCTGCCCTAACTGCAAATACGGCCGCAGGTAATGCAAATACCAAAGCAATTCATGCATGTAATTGTAGTTATACTGCATTAGAAAGATCAGTAGATAGTACAGGTAAAATAACATTTGCACCAACACCTGCAGGAAATGGTTTATTTTTAAGCTCAACACATTTGGGATTTTATTGTTGTACGGCTTGGAAAACTTATATGAATAATGGAGGATGTTTTTTCCTGTCTGGTGGTGGTACAAACCAATTAACGTGGGACACTACAACATTAACAGTTGTTGGAAATATTAATATAACCGGAGGTACTGCCGCAACTCAAATTACAAATGCTGCATCATCTGGATCGGTTGCATGTGCAGCTGCATTGACTGCATTTAATTGTGGTGTACAAGGAAAAACCGATGCAAGTAATGCAAATGACAAAGCAACACACGCGTGCAATTGTAGTTATACTGCATTATCAAGATCGGTAGATTCGGTTGGTAAAATAACATTTGCACCAACGCCTGCAGGAAATGGATTATTTTTGAGCTCAACTCATATGGGATTTTATTGTTGTACGGCTTGGAAAACTTATATGAATAGTGGAGGATGTTTTTTCTTATCTGGAGCTGGTACAAATAGTTTAACTTGGGATACCAATAATTTAGTAATATGTGGTAATGGTGTATTTAGTGGAACGGTAACAGCTGGTGCAGGTCTAATTGGAGGTTGGAGTATTCAAAGTACAAAGCTTTGTAAAAATGGTATTGTATTTGATTCAAGCATACCAGAAATATCTTATTTAAGTGGATGTGCAAAATTTCAAATTTCTACTGGATATATAAATGATGTGGCATCATCATCTGGTACCATTACATGTACAACATATATAGGTGATGGTGGTCAATTATGGTTAGGAGTTAGAGACGCTAGTAGTAATTTGAAAAATTATATTAGATTTGATAATACAAGTGATTATACAAGAGCAATATTTTTTGATGATGGAACAACAACATATACCGATGAAATGGTTTGGATATATAAGCCTACGGATTCAAATTCGGCAGCACTGAGAGTAACAGGTGGTGGTATACAGGCAAGTGTAACCGGTACTGCAAATTTTGGGCATGCTATAGTTGGTGGTGGTTCAGCAACATTTACAGGAGATGTTATTGCCAATACTTCGGATAAAAGATTAAAGACTAATATAATTAATATAGATTCACCATTAGAAAAAATATCAAAAATTAATGGGGTATATTTTAATTGGAACGAACTGGCAAAAGAACTAAGTGATAAGAATACTGAAATAAGAGAGGTTGGATTTATTGCACAAGAAGTACAGGTGATATTACCGGAAATAATTAAACCTGCTGCCTTTGATGTACTATTAAAGACTGGTCAAAACTATTTAACAATTCAATATGAAAAAATAGTACCTTTATTGGTAGAATCTATTAAACAATTGAAAAGAGAATTGGACGAATTAAAATGTAAAAGATAATGGCATTACCTGCATGTGGAGTGATTTGTATGTCACAGATAAAATGTTTTTTAGGTTCTGTATCAAATTCATTGAGAGTTTATTCATGTGCTGCAAGAATGTCAACTGGACTTATTAAATTTGATATACCGGATTTAATGAGTGATTTTTATGGACTTACTACGGATGAATATGGTGGTGTTATTCCTGGAGGTGGAGGTGGTGGAGGAGGAGGTGGTGGATGTTTGGCATATGGTACAAAGGTATTGATGTATGATGGTTCATATAAAAATGTTGAAGATTTAATAATAGGTGATATTGTTAAAAGTATAGTTATTAGTGGTTTAGAACCTGGTTCCGAAGAGGCGTGGGTGAATTTTTTAACTAATGATTTTCAATATGAAGAAAGCTTATCTATCATTTATAATATAAAAGATGATTCATATAGTCAATATTACTTAATAAATAATAGATTAAAAGCAACATTTGAACATCCTATTTTTGTAAAAAGAAATAGTGATTATTTATTTGTAAAAACTGAAAATTTATTGATTGGTGATTATGTATTTAATTCTAATAATGAATTTGAAATAGTTGATTCTATTAGTATAATAGATGATGTTATAAAAACAATTAACATAAATATTGAAGAAAATGATGTTTATTTTGGAGATAATATACTTGTACACAATTTAGCTGAAAAGCCTGAGTAATAAAAAAATAATAAGTTATTAAAATGTTATGAAAAAAAAATTAGGAATATGTATACCATACAGAAATAGAGAATCACATCTAAAGATATTATTACCACATCTTACAAAATTTCTAAATAAAAAGGGAATTCCACATCAATTTTATATTACACATCAAATAGATGATAAATTATTAAATAGAGGTGCATTAAAAAATATTGCAGCAAAAAATGCATTTGAAGATGGTTGTGATTATGTGGCCTTTCACGATGTTGATATGTTGCCAGAAAATGATAATTGTGATTATTCTTACCCAATAGATTATCCAATACATATTGCCACAAAACTTTCTAAATACAAATATAAATTAAATTATGAACAATATTTTGGTGGAGTAGTGTTAATGACAAAAGAACAAGTAGAAAAAACAAACGGATATTCAAATGGTTATTGGGATTGGGGGATGGAAGATGATGACTTATTCTGGAGATGTATATATGAAAATTTAAGTAATAGGAATTTATTTACAAAATATGAAAATATGAATTGTATAAATTTTAATGGAGAAAATTCTTACATTGAAATACCTAAAGATATTGGATTACATAATGTATTATCAAATTCTCATACAATTTCTATATTGTGTAATATTGATAGCCAATCGGAAAAATATAAAGAATGGTTGATAGGTGATGAAAGTAGGTCATTTTTAGAACATCCAATTTTTAGACACAATTCAGTTAATAGTTATGCTGTTGGATTTAATAGTTCTAGAGCTGTATGTGCTTCCGTTAGGAATGAAAAAAATGAATTAAACTATGGTTGGATTAAACGGAATTTTAATGAATGGGTTTGGGTTACCATATCTGCAGATGTTGAATCTGGAAAATTATATTTTTATTCTAATGATAAACTTATAAAAGTTTTAAAAAACGGAGTATTAGAAGAAAGTCATTATACCTTTACGGGTAAATTAAAAAAATTAAATTCAAATTTTTATATTGGAAAAAATACATTAAATACAAATAAAATTGTAATTGATTTTTTAAAAGGTAAAATTGCAGGATTAAAAGTATGGGATAAATTTACGGAAAAGGAAAATATAAAAGATATTATAATAGAGAATGGTAAATCCCCATTTTTTGAATTATCTTTAAATGATACTAATTTAAAATTTAATAATACTGAAAATACTTTAGAAAATATTGATGTATATGATAATGCAATACCATATAGAAGAGATGGTAGATTTCTTTCATTACCACATGCGGATGAGGGATTTGTAGATGGTAAATGGGCAAAAGGAAAAACCACTGCAGTAAATGAAAAAAGATTATTTTTAGAAATGAAAAAAGAAAAATTGAATTACAAAGAAGATGGTATTAAACAATTGGAATATCAATTAGTATCAAAAGAGGCTATTTCTGAAAATTGTTTTATGTTAAATGTAAAACTTTAGTTGGAAAAGTCAAAAATTTTTAGTATGTTTAATTAAAAAAGAACAGCAAGCAGCAAAACTGCAGCATTTAAGATATTTATACATATGAATTTAATAAAAGAAATAAATAAACCAAAAGTAACACAGACAATAGTGATATACGCTGGTAGATTCCAACCATTCCACAGAGGACACTATGATGCATATAAAAGAATAGTTGACGAATTTGGTTCTGCAAATGTTTACATTGCAACCTCAAACGATACATCATCTACTAAATCTCCATTTTCATTTAAAGAAAAAAAGGAGATTGCAACTAAAATGTTTGGAGTTCCTTCTTCTAAATTTGTAAAAGTAAACAATCCATATAGACCGGTAGAAATACTTTCTAAATACGATGGTAAAATTACACAATACATTGCAGCAGTTGGTGAAAAAGATGCAACAAGATTACAAGGTAAATATTTTAAACCATATAAAGGAAAAATGGGATATGGTTATGATGAAATAGGTTATACATATAATATTCCTGCAGAAACTTCTCCAATAAGTGGAACAGACGTAAGAAACGGATTGGGTAGTGGTGATAAAGAAAAAGCTAAAAAGTTTTTTCTTAAAGCATATCCAAAATTTGATAAAGATATTTTTAAAATGATAACAACAAAGTTAAGTGAGGGATTTCCAGGAGGAATAGGTATTGGATTAAATTTACCTGGAGGTTATATAAATGGTGCACCAACTGGTTCAGTAATGGAGTTGGTTAATAATTATGAACTAAATCCATACGACCCAATTACAGAATTACTAAATCAAGTAGTTACCGAAGAATTATTTAAAGAATTTACTAAACAATATTTTGTAGAAGAATCTGATGCAGAAAAAATGGGATTGGTTCATTTAGGTGGTGGATATTATGGAAAAGATAAAGGACAAGGAGCAACCCATAAATCTGATGGTGGTAATATAAGAGCATTAACACCCGATGAAGTAGCAGCTGAAAAACAAAAACAAATGGCAAAGGGCCCTTCGGATGCACCTGCAAACGAACCAAAACCATCTCAACCTGGTCAACCTGTTAATAAGGGAGCAACTGTACAAGGTAAGACTGATACCGAAAAAGAAAAATCTCCAGAAAATAAACCTGGAGAAGAAAAACAAGAAGTTCCACCTGAACAAAAATTAAGTGGAACTGAATTAAAATCTTCAGCTGAAAAGAGTGATAGTGAAAACAATGAAGAAAAAGTTAAAGAAGCTTTAGATTCTGTTAGAAAAGAATTATCAAATGAAGATAATGAAACAATTGATAAAGTAAACAACCCACAATCCGAAGAAAGAAACACAATGTTAACCAATATAAAAACAGGCATCCAAAAATTTGGTAAAGGTTTAAAACATTGGGCAGAACACAAAAAAGAAATGGTTGGTGGAACAATGGATACGGTTAAAGCATTGGCAAATGGACAAAAAATTGGTTCTACTAAAAATAAAGAAACAGGAAAGTGGGAATATTCGGATGAAAAAAGAAAAGAACAAATAAATCATGTAAAACATTTTGTTCTAGATGCTGGATTACTTTTAGGTTCCATGGCATTGGGTGGGGCAGGTGTAGCTGTTGCAAAATCCGTTATGGCAGGTTCTGGTATTACTGGAACAATAGGAGCAGCTGGATCTGGTGCAGCTGGTGCTTTTACACATGGTGTAGGTGGATTTGCTTCACATTTGGGTAAAGATATCGTTAAACATGCAACATTAGAAAGTATGGGATTCGGTGGAGTAACCGCGGCCGGTGGTGGTGCAGCTTTATCTACTGTAACCGGTGGATTATTTGAAATGATAAATGAAAAAATTGATAATAATGGGTTTATTACAAATTTATTTAAAAAAGTTATTCAAAAAATGGAAACATATAAACTTTCAAATGAACAATTATTAAAATCTATTGAAAGTTATAAGAAAAATGAACCAAAACAAAATGCTGCAGATTTATTAAAAGAAAATATTTCTGAATCAAAACAAAATTCTATAAATCATTTTGTAGAGTATGCAAGTAAAAAATTAAAATTAAAAGAACAACCAAAAATAACTTTAGTATCAGGTAGAAAATATTCGGAAGCAAAAACCAGTTTGGGTGGATATAATCCGATGTCTAAAGAAATATATGTTGCAATTGAAGGTAGATTAACTGCAGATATTTTAAGAACTCTTGCACACGAAATGGTTCATAGAAAACAAGATGAATTAGGATTGGTAAAAGATGAAGTTAAAGATGGTGCAACAGGTTCTCCAATAGAAAATCAAGCTCACGCAGTAGCCGGTATTTTAATGAGAAACTATGGTAAAATAAATAAACAAATCTACAACGAAGATATTAATATAGATGTTGATAAGGGTGATACTGTTTTGATGGGCAAATTCAAAAACAAAAAAGTTGTTGTAAAAGATTTAGGCAAAGACGGACATGGGATGCCAACTATAAATGGCAAAGTGGCAACTACATTTCGTTTAGGACAAAAAGGCCAAAACATATATGAAATGGGTAATAAAGATGTCCATTTCAAAAATATAATTCAACTTTACAGAGATGCAAAATTCAGAAAAAGAATCCATGCATATCTTTTTGGTAGAGCAAATATGCCAGCAAATCCAAATATGGTTGCAAGAGCACTTCGTAATATGGGATATGACGAAATAACCCAAATGGAAAAAGAATTAAATATTCAGCCAGATTTAAATGAAGTTAGTAATGTTGCAACAGCGAATACCGCAGATGTTCCGGATGGTTCATTTGTTCAAAAAGGCAAAAAAAGAAAATTAAATACCGACAAAAGTGAAGCTTGGTATAAAAATGGTGGATATACACAAACTGAATTTCCAAAAGCAGATGCAATATTTGGTGACGAAGACGCAGAACAGAGAATTGTAACATATAGTATACAAAATCTTCCTGATGTAGATTATGTAGAAACTGAATTTATTAAAGAAGGGTTGTTAATGGAAGGCGGTGCATATGGACACATGTCACACCCGTTTGATGATATGGATTTGACTTTCGGTGATTTAAAAAATATAATCACAAAAGCACTTACCGGAGAATTGGGAGTAATTAGAGAAAAAACAGATGGCCAAGCTTTGGCAATTAGTTGGAAAAATGGTAGATTGATTGCAGCAAGAAATAAAGGACATTTACAAAACGCAGGAGCAAATGCATTGGGTATTGAAGGTATTGCATCTAAATTTGCCGGAAGAGGTGGACTAACCGATGCATACAATTTTGCAATGAAAGATTTATCTGCAGCAATATCATCTTTATCTCAAAAACAAAGAGAAAAGATTTTTGGTGAAGGTAAAAACTTTATGAATATTGAAGTTATTTGGCCAACATCAGTAAATGTAATTCCTTACGGCCAAGCTTTATTGGTTTTTCATAATTGTATTCAATATAACGAAAATGGTGTAGCAGTAGGACAAGTAGATGGTGCAGAAAATATATTGGCGGGAATGATTAAACAAGTAAATGCCGATGTTCAATCTAAATATACAATACAAGGCCCTCCTATTACAAGTATACCTAAAAACGATAATTTAAGTTCTAAACAAAGTAAATATCTTTCTAAATTAAGTAAATTACAAAATGAATTTGGATTGAAAGATTCGGACAATGTTGCAGACTATCATCAAAGTTGGTGGGATTGGTGGATTACATCAAATAGTCCAGTAAAAGTTGATAAACTTACAAAAGAATCATTAATTAGAAGATGGGCCTTTGGTGATAAATCATTTAGATTAAACACAATCTCAAATCCAGAATTACAAAAATGGGCAATTACACAAGATAAGGTAAATGTTATAAAACAACAAAAAGATAATATTAAACCATTTGAAGAATTATTCTTAGGGGTAGGTGCGGATGTTTTGGAATTTGTAAGTTCAGTATTAACTGTACATCCTGATAAAGCAATTAGGTCAATGAAAGAAAAACTAAAATCAGTTGCATCACAAGTTAGAAGTGGTGGAGACCCATCTAAAGTTCAAAAATTGAAACAAGAATTAAGTAGATTAAATACATTGGGTGGTATTGATAAGATAGTTGCAACCGAAGGATTGGTGTTCTTTTATAATGGAAAAACATATAAACTTACAGGTTCTTTTGCACCCTTAAATCAAATCTTAGGTATTTTTTACGAATAATTTTGATATATATAATATAAACAATCAGTTATAAAAGTATAGAAATATGGCAAAAAGAAAAAGTTTTGATGAGAAATCAAAAGGGATGCACAAATCTCGTAAACTCATCATAGACACGGTTTTTGGTAGAGCAGACAACACACAAAGAGTACATGGATATGAGGGTGAGTTTGACGAAAAAAAAGAAGTTGGTGAACGATGGACTGACAAAGAAGGAAAAGAGTGGGAACAAAAAGAAGGATTTAAAGTTGCAGTAACTCAAATGGACGATGTAAGACAATTTTTACAAAAGTTGAATACATGTTCATCGGAAGATTGTAAAACAGAATCGTATAGTAATACAGACAAAAAACTTATTCGTAAAACAGGAATGTGTATTGTTTGTCTTGCAAAGTTTGAACATGGTTTAAAAGAAGATGGAACATATCCTTTCTATGAAGATTATAAGATAACAAGAAACAAGCTTGCTTATGTTAGGGAGTTGAAAGATAGATATGAAGAAGCTTTGGGTGGTATTAAAAAACAAATGGAAATTATCACCGAAGATGGTAGAACTGAAACTTGGACATGGGAAGTTGATATTGAAAAAGTAAAAGAAGATTTGAAAAAAGACATTGATGGTGCTTATGAGGCCATTGGATTATTAATAGAAAGAAAAAGGTTATTAGAAGAAAAATTGGTTGAATTAAATCATCCAGAATTAATTAAAAAATAAAAATTATGAAAAAATTCTTAAATTTAAAAAACATTGCAATCGTTGCATTAATCTTATTTGTATTATTAGAATGGTTTAATCCAGGTGGAGTTATGCCAGGTAAAAAAGTTTATATAGAAGGTAAGGCATATGAAGTTATTAAACATGATATAGACACTATTGATATTGTAAAAACAAAAGTAGTAACTAAAAAAGGTGAAGACATATATCACGAAACAATTAAAGAAGTAGTAATTCCTACAATTGTAGATACTCAAGCTTTATTAAAAGATTTTTTTGCAAAAAATATTTACAAAGATACATTACAATTACCGGATAGTTTAGGAACCATTGCAATGATAGATACAATTACACAAAATAAAATATTAGGTAGAACTTTTAATGCAAGTGTTAAACAAAGAACTATTAAAGAAACTATGATTGTTAAAGAATTACCAAAGACACAAGTATATTATGGTTTAACTGGTGGATTTAACAAAGCGGATGTGGTTTCAAACGTTGGTGCAGGATTACTTATAAAAACAAAAAAAGACAAAATCTATAATTTAGGTATTGGTGTTTCTAATAGAGTATCCGATGGAACTAACGGAACATTATCTCCATATATTGGTGGTGGTGTTTATTGGAAGATTAAATTCAAAAAATAATGGGAGTTCAAGGGCAACCTAAGAAAACCTTAAAAGAGATAATCGCTGAAGAATATCGTAAATGTGCGTTAGACCCAATTTACTTTATGAAGAAGTATTGTGTGATTCAGCATCCGGTGAGAGGAAAAATACCCTTTCACCTTTATCCATTCCAGGAAGATTGTTTAACAGACTTTAAAGATAATCGTTTTAACATTATTCTTAAATCCCGCCAGTTGGGTCTATCAACCTTATCTGCAGGATTTATTTTATGGAAGATGATATTCAACCAAGACTTCAATGCATTGGTAATCGCAACGAAAGTAACCGTAGCTAAGAATCTGGTAGAGAAGGTAAGAGTCATGCATGATTTACTTCCTATTTGGTTGAGAGATGGAGGAACAGCTGCCGCAGAAGATAACAAACTTTCCCTTAAATTAAAAAATGGTTCACAAGTAAAAGCAATCGCTAGTTCTCCAGACGCAGGTCGTTCTGAAGCCCTATCCCTATTAGTTGTGGATGAGGCTGCATTTATTAGAGATATTGATGAGATTTGGTTATCAGCACAATCAACCTTATCAACGGGTGGTTCTGCAATCGTATTGTCTACTCCAAATGGTATCGGTAATTGGTTCCATAAAATGTGGGTAGATGGTGAAAGCGGCCAAAACGGATTTAATAATATCAATTTACATTGGACAGTTCACCCAGAAAGAAATCAGGCCTGGAGAGACGAACAAACTCGTATCTTAGGAATCAAAGGGGCCGCACAGGAATGTGATTGTGACTTCGTTGGTTCGGGTGATACGGTATTTGATCCTGCATTGTTGACATGGTATAAAGATACATATGTTATGGAACCTGTACAAAAAAGAGGATTTGACAATAATCTTTGGGTATGGGAACATCCGAATTACAATAGAGCATATATGGTATGTGCGGACGTTGCACGTGGTGACGGAGCTGACTATTCTACTGCACAGGTTATAGACATTGAAGATAGTTCACAGGTTGCGGAATATAGAGGTAAAATTGACACAAAAGATTTTGGAAACTTTTTAACTGCATTATCAACCGAATATAATAATGCACTTTTAGTAGTGGAAAACTCAAATGTAGGATGGGCATGTATACAACAAATTATTAATAGAGGTTATAGTAATTTGTTTTATATGAGTAACGATTTACAATATATAGACACCGAAAGACAGATGTCTAACAAATATTACAGAGATGAAAGACAAATGGTTGCAGGATTTTCAACAACATCCAAAACTCGCCCACTTATTATTTCTGCATTAGACACATATATGAATGATAAAGATATTCTAATTCGTTCAAGTAGATTAATAGATGAAATGTTTACATTTATTTGGCATAGTGGTAGAGCAGAAGCAATGAAAGGATATAATGATGACCTTATTATGGCATTGGGAATTGGTCTTTGGGTTCGTAATACCGCATTAAGATTAAAACAAGAAGGTATAGATTTGACAAAACAAATGTTAAATTCGGCCCAAATAAATAAATACGAAGGCCTTATTTCAACGGGTCATTTATCTAAAAACCCATATGAAATGGATTTGGGTAAAGGACAAACCGAAAACCTAACTTGGTTACTTAAGTAATTTTTATATATTTATATGTTGAAACTATTATAGATGAACGAAGATTTAAATAAGTGGTTTAAAGAAAAATGGGTAAACATCGGCAAAAAAGTTGATGGTAAACACCCACCATGTGGAACTTCAGGAGAAAAGAAAGGATATGCTAAATGTGTTCCAGCTGCTAAAGCTGCCGGAATGAGTAAAAAAGAAAAGGAAAGTGCAACTCGTAGAAAGAGAGCTGCACAAAACGATGCAGGAAGAGGTGGTAAAGATAGTAGTGGACAAGGTAAAAAACCAATATATGTTTCAACAAAACCAAAAAATGAAACTATGAACATAGAAGAAAAAATAAATTTATTCTTAGAAAAGAATTGCCCAACCGACCCAGGTAAGTGGTCTGCAAGTAAAGCAGCAGCGAAATCTAAATTTGATGTATATCCATCTGCATACGCAAATGGATGGGCCGCAAAAAACTACAAATCAAAAGGTGGTGGTTGGAAAACTTGTAATGAGGGAGAAGTTAACGCATTATGCGAGTGTTGGGATGGCTATAGAGAAATTGGTGGAAAAATGAAAGATGGTAAGATGGTTCCAAACTGTGTACCTGTAAGTGAAGATATTGATAGTGATGATGATGTAAATTATGGTTTAGTTGAACCTGAAGAATATGATGTAGAAGATGAGGATATGGAAGATTTCATTTCTTTTATGAGATTATATTCTAAAGATTTAAATGAAGCTGGATGTCCTTGTGTATTTGAAGCAGAATATCAAGGTAGAGAAGTTAAGTTAGGCAAACCAATGAGAGGTGATGTTAAGAAGTTTAAAGTATATGTAAAGAATCCTGCAGGTAATGTTGTTAAAGTAAACTTTGGACATGGTGGAACATCGGCAGCGGCTAAGGGTGAGAAAACAATGAAAATAAGAAAATCTAATCCAAAAGCAAGAAAATCTTTTAGAGCTAGACATAATTGTGATAGTCCAGGTCCAAGACATAAGGCAAGATATTGGAGTTGTAGGAAATGGTAAATTTGGAAAAGTGGAAAATTTTCCATATATTTAACAAAATAGAATTATATAAAAATGGCAGATAAATCAATATTTAGTAGGTTACAAAAATTATTTTCAACTAACACCATAGTAAGGAAAACTTCAGATGGTTTAAAAGTTATTGATACGGATGAGTGGCAAAATATGACCACCAATCTGGTTGATAGATTTATGAAATTGAAGGTAACAAACTATGGAACTGGTCAATTAGAATCATCAATGGCATATCAACAAGTTAGAATTGATTTGTTTAGAGATTATGATTCAATGGATATGGACCCGATACTATCATCAGCATTAGATGTATATGCGGATGAGTGTACCGCTAGAAACGAAATGGGTAATGTTTTAAAGATACACCATGAAGATGAAAATGTTAAACAAATATTAGAAAATTTATTTTACGATATTCTTAATGTGGAATTTAACTTATGGCCATGGACAAGAAATTTAGTTAAATACGGAGATTTCTTTTTACAATTGGAAATGGCAGAAAATATCGGTATTGTTAATATTATGCCATTATCTACATATGAAGTAAGTAGAGTTGAGGGATTTGACCAACAAAACCCACAAAGAGTTAAATTTGTATATGCCCCATATCAAAATCCATTAGGTGCATATGGCCAAACGGCAAAGAAAGAGTTTGAAAACTATGAGATGGCTCACTTCCGTTTAAATTCGGATTCAAACTTTTTACCTTACGGAAAATCTATGATTGAAGGTGCAAGAAGAGTTTGGAAACAATTAATGTTGATGGAAGATGCAATGTTAATTCATAGAGTAATGAGAGCTCCTGAAAAGAGAATATTTAAAATTGATGTAGGTAATATTCCACCAAACGAAGTGGATAACTACATGCAGAAAATTATTAACTCATCTAAAAAGGTTCCATTTGTTGACGAAAGAACAGGTGAGTATAACTTAAAGTATAATGTACAAAACTTAATTGAAGATTATTACATGCCTGTAAGAGGTAATGATAATGGTACTTCAATTGATACATTAAAAGGTTTGGAATATAATATGATTGATGATATTAACTACTTAAAAGGTAAGTTGATGGCAGCTTTGAAAATTCCAAAAGCATTCTTAGGGTATGAAGAAGAAACAAATGGTAAAGCAACTCTTGCATCAATGGATGTTAGATTTGCAAAAACAATTGAAAGAGTTCAAAGAGTTCTAATTTCAGAATTAACTAAGATTGCAATCGTTCACTTATATGCACAGGGTATAGATGATGACAATTTAACCAATTTTACAATAGAACTTACTATCCCATCAAAAATATACGAACAAGAACAAGTTGAATTATATACTTCTAAGGTAGCACTAATTCAACAAATGCAACAAACAAAGATGTTCTCCAAAGAATGGATGTATGAGTCAGTAATGAAGATGGCTAAAGATGAACAAGATGAATTAACACTTGCTGTATTAGAAGATACTAAACAACAATTCCGTTTAACATCAATTGAAACACAAGGTGTAGACCCTGCTAAAGAATCTGGGGTAGAAGGCCAAACAAATATAGAAGAAGAATTGGATAAATTAAAATCTGAATTAGAAGAAGATGGTAATATAGGCAGACCAAAAGATCCTGTTAGATATGGAAAAGACGATCATCCACAAGGTAGAGATCCATTGGGAATCAAAACTCTTAAAACGAAAGAAGGTTCGGTAAAATATAAACCAAGAAACAATTATCAAGAGATATTTAAAGATATGAATGGTAATAAAAAAACTATTTTAACCGAAGATTTAACAAAAGAGTAATAAACCAATAGAAAAATATATTTATATCTGACAAATTAGACAAATTGATGAAAAAAATAAAACATTCCAAGTTCAAAAATACTGGATTTATATTTGAATTATTAGTAAGACAAATTACTTCCGAAATTATGTCTGCAAGTAATTCAGTAGCTGAAAAGATTTTAAAAGAACATTTTAATTCTAAAAAAGAATTATCTAAAGAATTAAAATTATACCAATATTTGATTAACGAAAAATATAATTCGGAATCAAAGGCTGAACAATTTATCAATACGATATTGGAAGCTCGTAAAAAAATTGATGAGAAAAAACTTACAAAAGAAAAGTATATCCTTATTAAAGAAATTAAGGAAACTTATAATTTAGATGAGTTTATTAAATCTCCAATATCAAACTACAAAACTCTTGCATCTATTTATAAAATATTTGAAACCGTTACATCCGAAGAATCATTTGACCCAACGGATATAGTTTCATCTAGATTTACTATTGCAGAAAACATTATCAATTCGTCTATTCAAAATAAAGATGCAAAAGTAAAAGATGCAGTTTTAGAAGAATATAGAAAACAAGATGATGATTTAAGAGCAGTATCATATAAATTATTAGTAGAATCTTTTAATAGTAAATACAAAAACCTAACTGAAGACCAGAAAGGGTTGTTAAGAGAATATATTAACAACATCAATAATACAGGTAAATTGAATCAATATGTTAATGAAGAAGTAACTAAATTAGTAGATTCATTAAAAGAAGTTGGTTCTAAAATTTCTGACAAAGTTACTAAAATTAAATTAGCAGAAACAATTTCAAATGTTAGAAAAATTAAATCTGTAAAAAAGATTAAAGAACAACATTTATCTGCAATGATGATGACATATGAACTATTGGGTGAATTAAAACAATCGATTAAAAAATAAAATTATGAGTGTAAATTATAGAGCATATAACGCAAAATTAGTAACATCCGGTTCTGCCGCATTAATAGATAGAGTGTGGGGTGTGTTACCTGTAAGTGGTGTGACTGGTACGATTACTTTAGAAGGTAATACAACCATTTCATTGGCACATTTAACAGCAGGAGAACCTTTTCCTTGTTATGTAAAAAGTATTTCAGTAACCAATGGTGGTTCTGTTTATGTATTAGCTTAATATTATCAAAATGCCAGCAGTATCAAAAGCACAACAAAGATTTATGGGAATGGTTCATGCCGCTCAAAAGGGTGACATGGAAAATCCATCTCCAGAAGTTTCTAAAGCAGCAGACTCAATGTCTGATAAAGATGCTAAAGATTTTGCATCAACATCTCACAAAGGATTACCTGATAAAAAGGATGAACAAATCAAACAACTTAAAGAAAAAATTCGTCAACTTGTAAGAGAAAAGATGGTAGATGAGATGAATGTAACCGGAAATGTACAAGGATACAATAGTCCCCATGCATTTGGTAAACCTGAAAACGAAAAGAAAAAAGGTAAAAAACAGGCAGATTTAACGGGATATAGTGTAGTAAGTGAAAATCGTTGGTTAGATTTAAAAAATGAAGAATCAAGTGCACAAGCAAAGATAGGTAGAGGTATATCTAATATCAATAAACAATTAAAAGAAATGGAAAGATTTCTTAATTGGTATGGTAAAATAAAAAATGAAAGTGGTGTTGATAACAAATCTTATTGGAAAAGGACAAATGGTCATATTTATAGTATAAAAGAAAGACTAATTAAATTAGATCAAAAAATCAGACAAATATCAGAATAATGAAACATACGGAATTAAAAGAACTTATTAGACAAGTCGTAAAAGAAGAAAGTGACTATCAAGAATTGTTTAAACATATGTTAGACAAAACCGGTAAATCATTGGGAAATATGTCTGATGATGAAAAGAAAGCATTTTTTAATGCAGTAGATAAAGCATCCAAAGCAAAATCGGAAGGTAGATTAAGAGGATATAACGAAGCCGAATTAACTGCAGGACAAAAGAAAATTGATGTAGATGGTGATGGTGAGATTGAAGGAAGTGATTTGGCTAAGTTAAGAAGTAAGAACGAAGAAAAAAAAAAGTAGATGAGAATCTTATATTGGGTGTAATGACCACTATTGGTTCTATACTCATTGGTAAGATTATTTTTTATTATATTGTAGATTTGGCACAAAAAGGAATGAAATATTTCCAAGGAAAACCAAACTATAAAAAAGAGGTTAAAAGTATTTTAGATTCAATTGCAGATAATAAAAATGTAATTGAAGATATATCTAAAATGATTGACCCGAAAAAAGGAATTGACAATAGTACCGCTGAGGATATTGTTAATATGGGATATATTAAGACACAGATAATTAAAATGGTGGATAGTACAAATGGTGAGTTGGATGAAACTGAATTGAAAAATCAATTAAAGACTATACTTATCAAATCTTGGACACCAATAAGTAATGTGGCAATTGAAAAAGTAAAAAAGGATTTAAAATAATGAATAAAGGATTATTAATAGAAACTCATTTGTTTGAAGCAAAACTTCAACAAGAAGAAAACGGAACTTATTTAGTTAAGGGAATCCTACAAAGAGCTGGTGCTCCAAACCAAAATCATAGAAGATATCCTAAAGAAATATTAGAAAGAGAGTGTAAGAAATACGAACAACTTATTAAAGAAAGGAGAGCATTGGGTGAATTAGACCATCCAGATTCTCCAGTTATTAACTTAAAGAATGTATCACATAATATTAGAGAAATCTATTGGGAAGGTGATGATGTGTGTGGAGTAGTAGAAATACTTTCAACACCATCAGGTAATATCTTAAAAGAATTATTAAAAAACAACATCCGTTTGGGTATTTCATCAAGAGGATTGGGTTCAGTAAAAGAACTTAGAGATGGAACTGTAATGGTTCAGGAAGACTTTGAATTAGTTGGATGGGACTTTGTATCAAATCCGTCAACACATGGTGCATTTATGGCTCCTATGAACGAAAGTAAACAATGGGCAAAAGTAGCAGAGGAATGTGGTAAGTGGTGTAAGTCACAAGATTTAATGAGAGAAATTATAATAGAACTAAACTAATATGGCAAAATTAATAAATTTAATACCTGGTAAAGAAATAAAAAAAGAATCCATAGAGGATATGGATACGACAATTCCATCTAAAGTTGAAAGATTTTTAGATAGAGCATTGAGTGTTATTAAATCATATAACTTATCCAGAAAAAAAGAACAATTGGTGATAGCTAAATTGATAGATGCATTAGGCATGACACCACAAGAATTGTCAATAGCAGTTCAAAAATTAAAAAAGAATAAAATCGTAAAGAGATAATATATGTTAAAGTTAAGAGATTTATTAAAAGAAACCGAAGAGTTTCAAGAATTACCAACTGAGTTAAAAAAACACTTTTTGGAAATTATTTCAACTTATAACCAACATAGAGAAGGAATGAGTAGAAAATCCGATATTATGCAAATCGCAGAAACATTGGGTGGTATTGCAGATGCTGCACAAGAATATACTTTGAGAGAAGGTGGTGACTGGTTTGATAGAGTTACTATTAAAAGAAATATGAATGAACTTAAAAAATTACAATCAGGTTTTGAAAAAGAAGCAGTAGAAGCAAAAGCTCAACAACAAAGATTAGAAGCACTTTATGAAGATATGGGACATGTATTAGGTAGATATTTTGAAATAGCAGATTTATCCGAAGAAGTGATGAAACAAAGATTGGGAATTAAAGAAAATAAAACAAAATAAATTGGAACAATTAGCATCATTATTATTACATAGTAGAACACAGGCACATTCATTTCATTTAGGTCAAAGAGGTGTTGGTTCATTATCTGCACATTTAACATTGGGAACATATTATGAATCAATTGGTGGGTTGGTTGATGGTTTAGTAGAGGCATATCAAGGACAATATGGTTTAATTAAATTACAACCTGTTAGTGGTTTAGATACAAACAACGATATTAAAAATGTAATTGTATATTTTGATAAATTGATTGCAGCAGTTGCAAAATTGAGAAAAGAAGAAAAATTACAAATGAGTTGGTTACAAAACGATATAGATAATATTGTAACTTTATTATACTCAACAAAATATAAATTGGTTAATTTACAATAGAAGAATGTTAATAGTTAGTGTTAAAGGTGGGAATATAGAGTGGGCTTTGAAAGATTACAAAAAGAAAGTTCAGTCCACAAAACAAATAGAAGAACTTAGAGATAGAAAGAATTTCACTAAGCCTTCTAAAAGAAAGAGGTTACAAAAAGAAGAAACTATAAGAAAAAACAAACTATTTTAGTAGTTTTCTTTAGTTTTCTAAAAAATTTACATATATATTATCAAATATCTCATTTTTTATTATGAGATTACAAGACATAGTTGATTAATGAATACCCTTCTCTTATAAGGTGTGACCGAACAATCAACATAATTACATTGGAGTTCCCTACAAGAATAACTTCACAACAAAATTTAAGGAGAAAACAAGATGGCAAATTCAAAATTATTGAAAGAAGCAATCGCTGATGCCAAAGCCGTTAAAGAAACTGCTTTAGCAAACGCAAAAATCGCACTTGAAGAGGCATTCACTCCAAGACTTCAATCTATCTTATCTCAAAAGATGAGAGCAGAAGCTGAAGTTGAAGATATGGAAGCTGAAAAAGTTGACGAGGAATTAACCTCAACTGGTATCGGGTCTAAAGTAGACGCTGGATACGCTGAGACTCCAGGTTCACAACCAAACTTAGATGCACATACTGATTTATCAGTTGGTGTAAAGAAAGATAGTGGTAAACCTGAACAAGCTGGTACTGACTATAAGAAAGTAGCAGACATTTCTGAAGAAGAAAATCCATTCGCTGACAAAGAAGATGACAAAGATGCAGAAATTGCAGAATTGAAAGCTAGATTGGCAGAATTAGAAGGTGAAGATTCTGAAGAAGAAAAAATGGAAGGTGAAGATGAAATGGGCATGGATGACATGGACATGGATTCTGAAGATTCTATGGATATGGATTCTATGGACATGGGTTCTGATGACGAAGAGTCTGAAGATGATATGGACTTAGAAGCAATCATCAGAGAATTAGAAGCTCAATTAGGTGATGACGATTCTGAAAAAGAAGAAGGCATGTACGAAGCAGAAGAAGAAGAAGAAGCTAAAAACGAAAATTTAGCTGATGGTTCTGAAGCTGGAACTGACAAAGGTGAAGACCCTAAAGTTGTAGTAACTAATGAAGCTGAAGAAGATGACAAAAAAGACGATGTAATCGACTTAGAAGAAATCTTAAGAGAAATGGAAGCTGATATGAAAGGTGATGACAAAGAAAAAGTTGACGAAGCTGAAGAAGAAGAAAAAGAAAAAGAACTTAACGAAGCTTACAAAACTATCAAGTCTTTACAAAAAACTATCAACGAAGTAAACTTATTAAACGCTAAGTTGTTATTCGCGAACAAATTATTTAGAGCACACAACATGACTAACGAACAAAAAGTGAAAGTGATTGAAACTTTAGATAGAACAAATTCAGTTAGAGAAGTTAAATTGGTATACTCTACATTAGCAGA